AAAAATTTCGGGATTGCTTGACCGCCGGTTTTAAAGCCAGCGGGACAGCTGAACCTATGCGTCGTGATTCCATCAATGATGGCGTCACATAGCTTAGGTAAGGTTATGGATAGGAATCCATAACCCTCGTGTGCGAACCTATTCTCGAGAGTAACGAAATCTCTCTCGAGCCCTTTCACACCAGGTTCAAGTCTCTGGATATCTTGCCAGAGACTCCGAAGGAGAACTATTGGACTTTTCATCATTTCCTCCTTGAGGTGGTGATTCCAAGTCCCATGCTCTCAGCGGTACTATTGAATGAGTACCGACACTGCTCGAACGAATTCTTCGAGTAACTTGAAGAAGTTACCCAGAGCGCTAAAATCAGCACTCTGTGCACTCGTCATGTCGTGAAGAGCTATAAGTATCGCTACTATAGCTACGACCGTCACAACGAAGAAGAAGAATTCCTTGATAAAGTTCACAATAATACCACTAATGTGGTATTAGGACTGAAACTGAATCAAGCGAGCGGTGGTCACCTGACTATCGTCACGAAAATCCGTGAGGGCCTTCGCCAATGCGATAATCGCTGCATCGGTGAAACCAAACGGAGGCCGTGAGATAGACATTGATACAGAAGCAACTTGCTTCCGTACCAGACCGGAGTACGGGTCGGTGGCGTCGACGGTCTGCGTCAGTTGGACGTAGTGTCGATTGCCATTCTTCCCTTTCGTGTGGTTAATGATGCAGGTATAACCTGCGCCACCAGTATCCACACGCTCTGAGCCGTAGCCGTCCGCCCGAACAACCGCAAGGTTAAGTTCGGGAGTGGGCGAGGCAGCGGTTACAGTGACAGGGTCTGCTAGCATGGAACGTCTCCTAGTGCAATGAATGTGAAGGCAGGGGTATTCCTACCTCCTAAAATTGATTCTTTGCGAAAGCAAAGAACCAAGGATAGATTGTTGATATGGGGTTAATGACCCCACATCAGCTGTTGTTTTCACGTCCATGACAGTAGCCAGACTTTTCCTTAATTGGAAAGTGAAGTCGACCACACTGGTATGAGCAAACGGTTGATAAGTATCAACCGAAGTTCGGTCCCAGATAAGGTCGACATACGTCCGGTTATTGTATGTTCTCGATCTATGCTCAGAAATCGCCCTACCGGTTGAGATGCCGGTAAGGAAACCCCAGTTGATGATTGACCGGTCACGGTTAATTTCATCGATAATTTCGATGTAGTTACCCGCACCGGAAAACCAGTCAACTAGCCATGTCCACGGAACTAAGTTATAAAGGTCCGTTGGACGTGGTATGAGCCCCAACTTGTCCATGAATTTATCATGAACAAATTTAGGCCTGTTGAGAGTTGGAAAGTCAAAGGTGGTATTTATTACCATCTTTAACTCTATCTCCCTCTCAACACGACCCACAACCAAAGCCTGGAAAGGCCAAGGGCCCTCATTCGTCATGAGGAGTGGATCATAGGTCGCGAATGGGGATCCCTCTCCAGAAGCGCTAGGATATTTCCTAGAACTCCTGTAGGTTGTTGCTTTGCCAGAGCGTCGAATCAAGAAGTCGATTTGACGAGAT